GTTGCGCCATCTAGGTAGCCCCCACCTCTGAGTGCCATCAACCCCCCAGCTTTGGCTGTTTCTTTAGGAGTAAATTTTTTACCAGCAAGACTTAATATATAATTTAAATACTCTAATTCACTAGTAGACTGAGCCATACTTTCTGGTATTGCTGTCGCTCCTCCTATAACATCACGAGCAGCTTGCTCTACTGCACCTCTTTGCTCCGCACTTAGTTTTCTGTCTCCGCTACGAAACTCCACAGGAGTGTAAAAGTCTTTTTCTCCAGTACCTACATCAAAAGAAAACTTATAAGTATCGTTCATAGATGCTACGTAACCATCTGGGGTTATCAGATTACCGTTTGCATCTTTGTAATCTAGTATTTGTGCTATCCTGCGCCAATCGCCACTACCAACTTTTATATCAGGAAAATCCGCAGGGCTTGCGGCTGTAAACCCAAATATCATGTTATCTAATACACTCGTTGCATCATTAGAAGATAGTCCGAATTGATCTTGTACTAAATCTGCAGGTTTAGGTGGCTCAGACGGGGTTTCAGAAGAAGGTGGTTTTTCAGTTGGAGGTGTTTCTCCTGTTGGAGGTGTTTCTCCTTCTGGAGGTGTGTCTGTAGCAGGAAGCGCACCGGGATTTACCACCGCTGCATAATTCATAAGCTCATCTGCTATATTAAGGTTTAG